ACTTTTGATCTACCTCAAAACGCTGTTGGTCTAATGTATCCCTGACATCCTCACCATAACGGTTTGGATCGAATCTACCCGTGACATCAGCCTCGCTGATTCGACGGGAAAGGTCTTGGGTTTTTAGATCATCTTCGACCATCTGTTCGGCTCGTAAATTTTCATCGGTTAATACATCGCGCCCCAGTACCGCATCAAGGATCTGCTGTTGCGATAGGTTTTCCGCTCGTTGATTTGCGGATTGTGCTAGGTTTCGCGCCTGTTTCGACGTTTGCAGATCATCCGACAATGCGCGTTCAGTCATTGTATCCTCACCCCGGAACTTACCTGTTTGGCTCGACTGATCTATCTCACGCCCTAACGTAGATGCACGAATATCTTCAGCTCCTAATTGCTCTCGTAGACCTATATCGCGTTCACCTAATCCTAATTCACCACGCGCTAATTCTGCACCCAATGTTTCCTCATCCCGGAACTCACCTGTTTGTCCCGCTTCGTCTATCTCGCGCCCTAATTGACTCGACGTAAGTTCTTCGGCTGTTAGTTGTTTCTCGCGTTCACCGCGTTGCCAACTAAGCAGATCCTGTATTGCATCGGACTGCTGGTCGTATCCACGAGCCGACAAATCAGCTATAGCGCGTGATCTGGCCCCCTTAAAGTCGCCTAACGCCTCTGCGGTATCACCACTACGTAAAACTCCCATACGATTGAGATCCTCCATGAGCTGGGCTTCTTCCCTCTCTGACTGACGCATGTAATCCATGATGTCACGATCTATTGCCGGGTTCCGTCCATCCATCCCCAAACGATCACTCAAGACTTGCGTCACATCACCAGTTAAATCGTCCAATGTAGCTGGTGGCTCAGGGCTGGACCCCATTGCCGCATCCATCGCTCGACGAATATCCTCGTCGTATCCTGTACCACCTTGCACATTCCCGCCTAACCTGTCTCCCGGAGCTATCTCTAATTCCCCATAGGCTCCCGCCATGCCTCCCGGTTCATCTTCAACCATAAAACCGCGTTGTCGATATTCTTCTTCCATCGACAATGGTGGATCTACTGATTGTAGATTCGTTCCCGGTGATATGTTTATTGCCTCATATGCCTTTCCCATGTCGCCACCTATCGACGCAGAGGCAGATGACCCTTTTGTCGGTGTAGTACCTCCACCCGGGTGCCCAAACCCTCCGGCTGGCTTAGTTCCCTTTGCACCCGACACCAACTCTTTGTCTGCATACATAGCACTCATGTCTGTAGGATCAACCACTGCTGGCCGATCCGCACCAATATCTCCCGGCCCTGCCATTGCGCCCAGCACCACCTCCTCTACAGGTGGCTTGACAAGCGTTTCGGGTGTACTCCCACCACCCGCATATGGGTTCTTCCTTTTTGATTGTTTTTTTCTGGATTGAACTGCCGCCGCATATGGATCTTGGTATGCCATCAACTAACCCCCGCTCGTGGTTTTCTGTGTCGCCCGATCACCTTGAATTGCAATAGGGTTCGACGCACCCGGTATGTTTCATCTTTTTGATTGTTTGTGAATTTCAAACTTGAATGTGGATCGTATCCCGATAGGTCAATATCTTTTGATACCATCCTGATCGTCCCTACTATGTCATTGTCTAATATAAATGCACCTAATACACCGCCTCCGCCCGTTGTGGATATTGAACCCGAGCTACCGCCGATCCCCTGCGACTCCTGATCTATAGTGAGTGTATAGTCGCCCAACCCATCATAATAGGTTCGTGCATACAGCCAGCGTAAGTCCATCGCTCCATCTAATGCTGGTGGAGCGGCTGTCTCAAAATATGAATCGTATGACGCATCTTCGTGGTTGTAGGTTGCCGCTGGTCTGTGGTCTAACAACTTGCCGCCAAACGATCCCGCATGTGGCTTGTCGCCAATGATCCCGGAGCAGTTTCTCTCAAACGTGCTACCCGCCCCATTCAGTGGGCCATACCATGCAAACTGCGTCTGTCCTGTATTTCTATCCGGGTAACGGTTCTTCAAAGACATCACCATGATATGATTACAGTTTGTATCGTCGTGCGGCAACCAAAACCATACCTCGTTTTCATCGGCATAATAGACGGCGTGTGATTGGTGTAGCCTGTCTTTGCGTATGTCATCCCAATACACATCCAGTGCGTAGGAAATCTTCTCGACTTGCTCACCGCCCGCCCACATATAAATGCCGTCCTCCATCGGAAAGACTTGCGCGTTACCCGGTATGGTAACTACCGCTCTCCCGGAAATACTGCCGCCGTGTTGCGGGTTACGTGGATCTGTTGTCGTGCGCTGTTGTAACTGGTATGGAACCGTTGCGTTCCCGGTAGGTATCAATACTGAAATAAAATCTTCGGTGTGTATTGCCAGCGCATTCTGCATAGGTTGCAATGCCGTAACGGGTGAACCGAGATTATAATAACTCGACGCCCCGTATGTCTCTGGATCACCTAAGTCCGAATACCATACTCTATCCCGATTAGAATTATCGTTGGCGAAAAAAGTTCTGTTGTCGAAAAATGCGACGTGTCGGGCATAGGTGAATCTGCTATCGACATCTAATGCAGCACAATCACTGGAACCGCCTCCATCCCACTTGATAGGCCCGTTGACACCATTGGTGAGTATCAGTGTATCGAATGCCCTGCACCACTCGAATGTATTGTCATCCCCTGCTGTGATCGTCACCCCGGACGACGGCATAATCTCAGACCATCCAGAGTTATACTTATACATCTGATTACCCGCGACGATAAACACCTGTTCGGATCCTCCCGGCACCCGGAACTCTCCACATGCCGTCAGCGTCGGCGTCCCACTGATAGCGGATTGATCGCCGTAGCTCTTTGTCCCTAAAACCTTTTCGACGGCGGCTGACTGTGTTAGACGCGAGTTCAGCATACCATGTAAACCATTCGCCGGAATATCTTCTGCCGGGCGACTGTAATCGACGCCCATATTAAACGGGCCGTATGTGGTAGACTCTGCGGCTATAGGCATCAGCCAGACTCCACGACTAATGAATTATCGGTTCTTACGATATAGTTATCCTCCTGATCGGGACTGTATCGACGATTACCCTGTTGCATGAGGTTTTGCTTCTGCATCAATCCGACTGCTCGTGCCAGTTCAGCCGCTTCACGTTGCGCCCCGGATTCGTCACCCTTCTCTTGTAGGAACAGTTTGGTCGCTCCGTAGACCAGTGCGGATTCGCCAATCTGCGGAATGCCCAGCTTCAAAAACGAGTCGCCGTCCTGTGCTTCCAGCCACGACGAAATGCTTATTTGATAACGAACACGTATGATAGTATTTGTATCAGACGGCGTATAATACAGTGCGACCTTTGGATAGCCTGTAGTTGCATCAACACCAGATATGAACGCCTTATAGACGTTCCCGGTTACACTGAAATCTTCGTCCAGTAAATCGTATTCATCCGGACCGACAATGCTGATGGGTTGCTCGTTTGTTTCGTCCATGAACGACCACCATGCAGAAACATAGCCGTCTACTGGTGTATATACTCGCGTGTTCGCCGTGCTATCGTATTGAGCTGACGCACTCGACGTTCCACCATCGATCATTTCTTCAGCAGTGAAGTCTCCCGACTCCGAGTATACATAGAGCAAGCTGTTCGTTGCATCGTAGCTGTCTACGATAGCTGTCTTGCTCGACGATCTTCCCGTAACGGTTTCTCCCGCCGCAAATGTCCCGCTTATCCCGGATAGACTAAAGGTTTTTGTTGTCTTAAATGTGGTAGTCCTATTTAACCACCACCAGCGTAGTAGATTCGCAATCTCTATCGCATTTATATTGAGATACTGACGAGCGCGATTCTTGAACGTCGTGTTTCCACTGTCCAATCCGACCCGATCCAGTACCAGTGCAATTCCTTCAGATAGTAGCATTCATGTTAAGTTTACCCATGACCCATTCTCTCTACATTGGATCTTATTGTCTGTGAGATTATATATTAGGGATCCATCCCGGGGGCTGGTCAGTGCATCCCGTTGTGTTGTGGTTAATTGCGGAGCAGATAACATCGTCCCGGCCTCCACTACGTCGAACGATCCAACCGTTCCAAAGGACGTTGCCGACTTCTGGTTCCCCGCAACAACTGGACTGCGCCTATTCACCCCCTAAATCGCCCCCACATCGTCTTGCATAACTTGATCAGCACCAATATCAAAACGGATATTTGAGTCCATTTTAGTACCTGCCATATGGTGGTCGAGCCACAATTTATATTCTTCAGTTTTGATATACTTTCCCTGAGCATCTACCGCCGCCTGTTCCTTTGAAGATGTTTTACCGCCATCCGTTGACATCCACATCGGTAGCCATGATGGTGGAGCTGGTTCCCATCCCGGTTCATGCGCTACTTCGACACCGCCATATACACGCAATGCGGGTTCCGATCCATAGTCTCGGTGATACTCCCCGGACGGTGGTGCCTGTCCCGGTTTTACGCCTAATACTTTAGCTGCATTCGGTGACGACGCCATTAAATCGACAAGCCGTTCTTTTGCCTGTGGATCGTTCTGCACCTCGTCAAGTATCTGATTTAACAGGGACTCTTTCGACGGCTCTGGCGGGGCTTCTACAGCCTCAGAAACGTCTATTAGCGGCTCTAATTCATTTGCCGCTTCGATCTGTGCTACCGCTTCCGCGTTCGGTTCGGATTTCTCTACTCCGATTTGCTGGCCCATTGCATCGAACCCGTTTTCATATTCGGGTTCTACTTTCTTTTTTGTTTGGCGTTTTGCCATACAAGTTTATCCTTCAGTTAATGATGTAGGTGAGGACACGAATGCCCTCACCCCATCAAAGTTAATACTACGGTGATGACGACTGTGATGCACCGTTGTTAGTGTGAGGATAATTAATGCGAGACAACGTAGTGCCACCAGAATCAGCGGCTACTGCAAAAGCATTAAAAACCAAATCACCATCAA